CGGCGTTTCAATGTGACTGCGCCGTGCAGTGCTGATCGACTCAAGTGGAGCTGATCAATGCTCTGGACATCCTCTAAGGACGCCATAGCAGAGAAAGCTTTCCGAGGGTCGGGCGTTTGACCAGTCAATGGTAAACGTTCATTAAGTGGAGAGGCAGAAGCGGAATCAAACCGCTGGCCCAGAATATCTGGCCCCAAATCTGGCTGCCTCAATTCCATCTTAAGGAAGCATTTCATTAACGCAGGCCACCCATCCAGTTCATCAGAGTCGTGAACTGGGCTTGGTATCCAGCCTCTCACTTCTGAGCGCTGATAAAACGGAACCGTGGAATTCGGGATCTTTGAAAAATCCCTATCGGCTGTCCTCTTATCCCAATCGGCCTTATTAAAAGGCTCGAATGGTTTTTGAGAAACAAACCGGTCCACGGACTCGTAACCAAGAAATGAGTAACGCCCCAACACAGTCGCACTTTCCCGGACATAGGGCATAGGCCCTAATATCTTCTCAAGTTTATTAAACATGAGAGTTGTGGTCCGCCAGTATCCCTTCAAGTAGAAGAGATTGGCGGTTGCACACCAGGATATCAGCGACTTGTGTTGTCGCCTGTTCTCAGGATACGGCTGACGGATGTACGTAGGTGTAACCTCGTACCCCGCATACGCATCAACACCACAGGACTCCCTGAAGCTTCCGCGACAGAAAGTCTTATTGATGTTCACCTTGCAATTGTACTTCTGCAGGTGATCGAGAACAGCATCCGCATGCGCCGACGGGACGATAATATCGTCACCGTAGACGCGCACACGCCGAGAAACGGTATTAATGTTTCTCTGTGTGCAAGAAAGGTTCTGTTCCTTCAGCAGAGCGACTACACATATTGTGTAGAAGTACATCGCTTCTACTGGGAAACAGAGAGCACTACCCATAGACGCAAATTTTCTGAGAGGATCGATTACTCGATCATCAGGGAGATGCGCCCGCGTAGAACGGCATGCAAGAATGGAATCCCGTAAATCGGGATTACCCTCAAACATCGCCATAGCAAGCGATAAGGGAACCCTATCACTGGCTTCTGACAGATCGATAGTTGCATACCGACCCGTTCTAGACGCTTTCAACGCTAGTCGCTGGTTTATACTTTGGTTTCGGAAATTAATCCTACGCCTCGTTAACCAATGCGACTCGAGCCTGTCGTAAAGATAGTCTCGAATGCCCTGCTGTACGTATTGCGTACATGCAGGTTCAATAGCGATGACACGGGGAGATTTGAGCGTTTTGGGCACAGTGACAACCCGCACGGGCTGTTCATCGTGCTCTGGAACGACCGTTACAATTTCGAGCTCCTCTGAATCGACGGGAATACCCAAAGGGTAGCCATTGTCAACCAGAGGGAAGTAAGGCTCGAGACGGTCGTGCCACCTCCGCCAAACGAATTTCTGGTTTGCACCAGAAATTCTCTCAGCGGTTGCTCCAGGCCCATGCTTTGGGACAATGCGATTAGGAATAAAATCCCTAAACATACTGCCCCAGAGCAAAGAAGAAACATCCAAAAACTCGGATAAATCTTCACTGGATACTGAAAACGTCGACAAATCTTGCTCAATCTCGTAAAAGCTCTGCAGTGCTGAGTGCACCCTTTTCGGGGTACATTCAAATTCCACTTTGCTGAAGACGCGGCATATTTGCCGTATAGCTTCAACGATAGTAGAAATATCACCGGGAGCCAATCCTTGACCAAGCTGATTGCTTGTTGGGGGTTCATGCGAGAGTACCTTTCCTGTCTTATGGTCGAAAATTTGACCAAGCAAACCTCGCAAAAATGCGGGGAGCGCTTCATGTTTGTAACGGTGAAATACCCGAAAACATGCTGGGTCAAGAAATCCGAGGTCCAAGCTTCTTTCGAATAACTTGGAGAACTCGGGAAGGGTAATCGTCAAAAACGACATACCTTCATTTTCGACCCGTGATCTGATTGTTTCCAGGTCACGTAAATCTAAGACGTCAGCGGAACATTTCATGCACGCGTCTATATAGACGGCATGCATGACTTCTAGATAGTAGTCACTTGCGTTGCTTTTCAAGATCCCTCCTAAACTGGAGGTGAATCTTCAAACCACGCGTGTTGCCTACGAAATGCAGACCTGAAAAGGTCTACAGCCTATCACCCAGTTCACGGATTTCTCCGTGAAACAAAGCACTATATATTTCGTAGAGAGATCTCTAGGCCGGCGTCTTACGACTCCTCGCCATAGAGCTTCCCCACGTTAGTGCTGTCAAGCCAGGTCTTAAGACCGGCGACAAGGTCGTTTACTTGGGTCGAGGAAAACCCCGTTAAGGGCCTCTCGATGACCACGTAAACAGAAAGGTTCTGATAATGACTGTCTCCAGTCAACTCATCAGCAACCACCGCACGCTGATCGACTCGGGCGACAGAGCGAACCCGGTTGCCACTCTCTTGGTGAGAGAGCTTCAGGGTATAGTTCTTGTCGTTTTGCTGATAAGTGGCCGAAAGACCACTCACAGTAATCCGAGGCATCGAGTGCGGAGTACCCGCAACAGTGATAGATTGTGGATCGGCAAATGCCACTTGACTCTCCTTTAGGATGAGTCAATCGTTAGCATGGTTGACTCTCCAGAAGTACTGCGGAGTTTACCTAGCACCAGGTCCGTCCTTTCGCAAGAAGAACAAACTTGTAGAAAGTGCTAGAAGATAGATCTCAGCGTCAGAGACCACGGCCACTTTGGTGGCGCGTAATCCCCAAGGATGCTAAGATCGCAAGTCTCTCCGGGGACAATGAGTCCCAAGAGACGCGGAATCCGTATGGACTATCTGCACTCACCCGCTGCTTCGCCGAATAACTCCGGACGAAGTTAAGCGTTTTCAGCCCGTTGGCGAACGGAAGCTTGACCGTTAAGGTCCGCTCTATTCGCTTATGGGCGGTGATGTAGAAATATTGGGCCGCAACTTGATCGACAATGGTGTCCGACATACGCTGGATAAAAGATCCAATGTTTGTCACCCAGTCGACTAGCCAGGTCCAGGGTGTTGCTTGCCAAATGTGATATGGGTTAACTTCCAAGCCGTAAAGTTTCACGGCTCGCATGACTTTATTCCATGCCGACGAATAGTCGGGAAGCGTCATATCAAATTCGGGACGGTAAAATCTAAACTTGCCAGCCGCATGGATAGACAACGAGGTTTTCTCGGTGATCTTCCACGACGGTGGCATAGTAAAGAAATCGGCTGGAAACGCAACGGGAAAACACGGAATCGAATAGCTCGTAGAGCTCTCCGGCGCCGTATAATCCAATAGCGTAACATCCGTTACGTCCTTTGTCACTCCGACAGATTTCCGAACCCACTTCCCGTTCTCATCAGTAATTTTCTTGATGAGTTCGGAAGCGTCGAGCCAAGTCGTGAAAAACGACTTTAGGTCTCCTAGGAACGGGGCCCAACCAAATTCATGGTTGATGAAATGTTCTGCAATCTCCTTGGGACGCATATAGCGCCATCCAAGCTGAGAACCATGGTAGATGAAAACCCAACCATTTTCAGTTGTAGTTTTCACCAACTTGTTGGCCTTCTGATACGCAAGACAAAATACTTGCGCAGAAGTTTTCAGCATCGGTACGACGTCTTCGATTTCTCGAAGAAACACGTACAGACTGGACATTTCAAGCTGGGGCTTGGCTGAACGCCAAGCTCTGTCGAAGTATGCTGCAACGTCAGGTAACAACGCATTCGAAGATCCCGTGTAGGATAAGGGCGAAAGGCCCCATCCTAATCCCCACTCGGTATTCGGCGGTGGCATAAAGCCACCAACGTACCGACGGGTACGGTCTCTGTTGTAATACGTGCCTGACCCCATGATCCCTTCAAAAGGGATCGCAGTATCGATACGTAGCTTTAGGAATGGTCCTCCTGTGTTATAAAACGGAACTTGACCTGGTTCGGTAAAGTCCGTTGAACGCCGTTTGGTCCTAGGATGAATTTCATCCCAAGACTGTTCGACGACGCAGGCAGAATTATCCGGGCTATAGCTTTGCGGATTGTATGGGCTACCCCATACAGAGTGTGGTACACCACCAGTAATGGTGGTCACCAAATCTTGGAACTCTCCGAGTTTAATCGGTGAATTCCAAGCACCCCCGTTGTTGACCTTAGGGTCAACTCCGGTGACGCGAAAGCGGTATCGAGTTGAAGGCATAAGAAACACTCTCCATACAGAAAATGTGATTTGGCTGGAAAACAGCAAGTGCGCGGCGATGGAAGCGGATTAAACACCCGGTACATCACGTTCTGCAATCACATTTACTTTCCGTAGACATCATCCCTGACGTCTAAAACTTCCTCCCC